TTGACGCCAAATGGTGGAACGCACCGTATAAAGGAGCGCGATCATGAAGAAGTGTTGTTGCTCATGCGCACACAATATACGTCAGGCTGACGATAATCGGATAATCCGTTGCTATTGCGAGATAGACGGACATTATATCGGCTATGTTGCCTGCTTTGAAGATGTGTGTGAGAAGTACGAGAAAGGACAGACAGATGGGAGAAGTAAGAGAACTCGCAAGGAAAGAACGAAAGGCAAAGAAAGAACATCACTGTAGTCTATGTTCAGAGATTATCCGAAAGGGAGAGGTCTATGATTGGACAAAGACTATATATGAGGGAATGATTTACGATTGGAAGTGTCATAAGAAATGTAGCTTCCTATGTCAGCAGTTATGGGATTATGCAGATCCCGATGAAGGCATGGACGAAGGATTGTTTCAAGACAGTTTGCACGATTTCTGCCGAGCATTTGTTTGCCCCGATTGTGAAAAGTGGGATAGAGCGTGTCAGTGTTGCGATGATGATTTGGAGTATTGCCTTGATAAAGCATATGACCTTTTACAAACACATACACTGTATTGGGCGGGGCGTAATGCTTGGTACGAGGATTGGGCGCTTAGACCGAGAACGGCAGAAGAAAGAAAGAGAGGCGAGTGAATGAAGCAATACTGTAGGTACTGTGTATGGTTATGCGTAAATAATGCCCCGTACTGCGACGCCAAGAAGGAGTTTCGATCAGTTAAAAGTTGCAAAAGACCGAACAAATGCAAGGACTTTATTTTGTGTGAATCAGAACCCGAATATCAGGACGCTTTTGGAGAAACGAACGGATATAAGCCGAGAACGGCACACACGCGCAGAAGCAAGGTTGACGATCACCAAATGAGCATGTTTGAACAGGGGGTGAGTGAATGTACGAAAGTCCTATAACTCTAAACGTAGCCGACATAACGTCTCAAATAGCGCAAGCACAAGACGGACGCTTGATATACGAGGTACAACAGGCTATAGGTTGCGAGATTGACGAAGAAGAACTGATGAAAGCATTGAAATATGACCGCGATCAGTACCAAAAAGGATACGAGGACGGGCGCAAGGATAGTGAGTGGACACCGTTAACTCGTGATACATTACCCAAAGAGGGTGAGGACGTGCTGATACAGTATAAATCTAACGGAGAGGATTATATGGCAGTATCAAGCAGAATTGACTACAACTATTGGGTTGGCTTCGGACGGGATATATGTGTTATAGCATGGCAACCTTTACCTAAACCTTATAAGGGGGTGAGTGAATGATAGCAGACAAAGCTGTAGAAGTCTTGGAAACAACAAGATTAATGTTTGAAATCTCGTTAGATGATAGCGACTGTGACGAGGACAGTGCCGAAGCGAGAGAGGATAACGAAGAAACCGTAGAAGCTATCAACGAAGCAATAAAAGCGTTAGAGCGTCAGCCTTGCACGGACGCTATAAGTCGTGAGGAAGCATTAAAAGAAATGCAAAAGTATCATGACGATTGTGCAAAGACAAGCGAATATACAAGGCTTGGATTTGAAACAGCCATGAATGTTGTTAGGGAATTACCACCCGTAACACCCGAAAGACCTAACGTAAATGATGTTCTCGATAAGATAAGAGCAGAAATAAATTCACCAAATAGAAACACTTGTGATTATTTCATTGTCGACAGGATCGAAAAAATAATAAACGAGTATCAGCAGACACGAGAGGGGTGAGCGAATGATACGGGTTAACATTGAAATGCCAAAAGACTGTAATACTTGTCCATTTGCCGTACATTATGATTCTGGTGGCGCTTATGGATTTTATTGCTCATTGTCAAACAATCCTGAATACAGATGGGGAGAAGCTAATGATGATGGATTTAAGTTTGCTGATTGCCCCATATCTGTTGTTGAATATAATACGCAGGTTCTTGACAAGATAAGAGCCGAGATAGAGCAGTTACATCATCACCCAAAACTTGACTTTATCAATACTGACAAGGTTGTAGATATGGCACTTGAGATTATCGACAAGTACAAAGCAGAAAGCGAGGAATGACAATGAAAAAGAAAATCAGATTTTATAAGGCATTGTTGATAGAAATTATAGAAACTCTATGCACAATTTGCTTGTACTTGGAGAAGGACGGCAGATACACACATAACGAAGAATCAAGACACATGCGAGGTCATTTTACTGTCCTGAAAGAATTTTCAGATGATTTGAGAAAGTGAGGATAAACATGCAGATAGTAATTGACATTAGCGACAAGGCATACGAATACTCCAAGAGCCGAATGGCATTATTCCTCGATGTTAATACGGAAATCCTTAACGCGGTTAAAAACGGCACACCACTTCCAAAAGGACACGGGAGATTGATTGACGCTGATGATATAGATAATCATATCATAGGTCATGTTGATACAAGTGATTGTCCGACAATCATAGGAGCAGACGTGGAAAGAGAGGGTAACACATGAATCTACGACAGAAGTGTAAGGCATTGAAGCGACGGGTTAAGTTTCTTGAACGTGGACTTTCCCCTAGCACTGTATCGCCGCATTTTCACGGCTTGCAGGACGTTCAGATTAAGGAATACAAGACGGCTACTCCGCTTTATCCGTTTTTGACCTACAGCGACGAACACATTATTGCGCTTAAAGAGAGAATTAAAAAGCAACTATTGGCTGATATATCTCCGAACGTCACATATACGGTAGCGCATAACGCAATTACGGCAAGTATTTTTGTTGGAAAGAGGGTGTAAAGACAAATGCAGACACAGATAAGCAAGAACGAGATAATGACAGATTTGAAATTCTGTCAGGACTTAATGAATCGACTTGTTAAATCAACAAGAGAATACGAACGTGATCGGTGGACTTGGATAGGCTATACAAGGACTAAAGACGACATTAAAAGACTAAGACGTGAACTAATGAACGTAGTACATAAGTTAGAGGGGGGTGAAGCAAAGACATGAAACAGTACAAAGTAGTCAGGACTTATGACGATGGAAAAGGTGACGTAAATCTTTTACAAAAGGCGTTTGATGAAGGGTACGAGTTTGTCAGGGCGTCAGAATACATACCCGAAGCTACCCATGACGGAAAAAGACGGTTCGGATATATTGAGTATGTTTTAGCGAAGATGGTAAACGAGGACAAGATCGCAGACATCGAAGCGCTTCAACCACGTATCATCGATGCTGTTCACGGTATAATATGTGACTTTTTCGAGCCTGTTCCTGATGATTCAGGCGAACCTGTGACCCTGTTTGACACTCGCTTGCTTACGGCTAACAAGAAAATATGTAACCGAATCAGAGAAGTGTTCGATGCTTACAGTAGAGGGGGTAAGACAGAATGACCGAAGAAAACAACGAAATAAAACTTGTAAGAATCATGCGTGACGTCAGGGGCATTATATATAAGCCGAAATTAGACGATAACAAAAATCTGCTTATCCCGTTAAGTGCGGCAAGAGCCGATTTACCGCCTATGGTGTACTACCTCGAAATCCCGCGTGAATTGATCGTCAAGATGGTAAGCGACAGCGACAGTGAAACCACAACGATAGGTATATCTGACGAACATATCGAGTGGTACATAAAGCCTATGTGGTGTCGTAATTGCGGAAGTGAGTTTATGGTATATGACCCCGATGGCGAACCTACCAACAAGATTAAGCGTTGCCCTGTTTGCGGTAAAAGAGTTACGGGAATAATAATAGAAAACGGCAACGAGGAAATCTACGATTTCAGAAAGGAGTAAAGATGATTGATGTAACAACCGTTAGAGTAGGAGAAGAAGAAACAAAACTTTACCAAGTAACGACAAATAACGTGCATATTGCCGAAATCTTGGAACAGGTTCGCAAAAGGCTTGAGCAGTACGTAGTTCCCGAATGTCACCACATTGTAATGGACATTGATTGGGAAAAGGGTAGCCGCCCCGAAATTACCACACACGCCTATGTGGAGTATTTAAGCACCGACACAGTTGAGGAAACCGTTACCCTTACAAAAGAAACGACGGAGAGCGGTCAGCATATATGGCACAGAGAGGGGGAGAATTAGTGGAAAGAATAGAGAACGTAAAAATCACAAAGGTTTCTCTGAGCATGAAAGACCATTGTTGCCTTACCTTCAAGATTACAGTTGAGGGAGCAGGTTTTGGCGTGGTTCTTGGCAACTATAGCATAGGACATAACTTCTCGGACGCAGGCTGTACGGAAGAAGAATCTTTTGACGCAACAAGTGACGGTCTGATCGCTATGATGAAGATTATGGACACTGTTGGTGTTGACGCGTGGGAAGATTTAGTAGGCTGTTATGCAAGAGTCAAGGTGGGCGGTTTAGGCAGTTGTGTTACTTGCATAGGCAACATAATCAAAGACAAGTGGTTTGATATGAAAGAGTTTTTCGAAAACGCGGAGAAGAAGGGAGAATAAAAATGACATTGGAATTAGCTGTTACAATATTGGTTGTATGCATGGTGGCGTTGGGGATCATTATAGGGGCTGTGCATGAAATCATCAGGCGAAGGCTCAACAAAGCAATCAATATGATCGACAAAAACGAAATTTACATCAACTACGCGAACAGCAATATTCACGAGTTGGAGTTGTTTTTGCATAAGAAGTTGGCAGACGCACCATCAGCGAAAAAGATTATCCTAAAAGACGATGATTTGCTCAGGAATATTCAAAACGATCTGTACCAATTGAGCGCCAAATACAACGTATGCAATCAGCAGGATTATTTCATCGTTATGGGTATCTATCTTTCGATAGAGTTGATAACGGCTAATTACGCGAACAAGGCTGATGGCAACGCAGAGTATCAGGTGTCCAAAATGTTTTTACATGACCCTGTTGAAGTTGATCGGATTTTTAAAAAAGGAAAGGGGGATAGTTGATGGAAATACTTGCATACATAATCTACGGAGTTTTGGTTTCGATTTTCGGTTGGTTTATGGCAACGGTTATAATCGACGTTCCGCAGATGTCGAGAGATATTGACCGCCTTAACGATACCGTCAAGAGGATAGAAAAGATAATGAAAGACATGGCTTCTGTGGACAAGAAGGCAAAGGCAGAAAAGAGGGATAACAATGGATAATGTCGGATTTCTTGTAACAGGGAACGAAGCGTTCATTGACACGGATTGGCTTAACGACGACAAGATAGCTTCTGTTCAGGAAAGGAATTGTGAAGTATGCAAGCACCATGTCTTAGACAAGCGAACGCAGAGATATGCTTGCGAAAAGTGGAAGTGCGAATTTGAGGAAAGGGGCAAGGACAATGGTAACAATTAAGCCGAGTTTTTCTACGAGACAGATCAACGAAGCCTTGAAAAATGGTGGAGATTTTGAGTTTGGATTGGGAACTTATACTCTCGACGAGTGTTTGGTTCTTCATAGCAACACTAAGGTAAACGCAGAAAAGGCTGTGTTTGTCCGTAATCACAAAGGAAGAATGTTGCAGACCTATGTATCGCCTGCAACGGTAAAATATAACGGTGTCCATGACGTTGAGTGGATAGGCGGTCAATTTTACGCAGGATCAGTTACCGAAAACGCAAACGTCATTACACTGTTTCATGGCAAGTCGATTTCGTTCCGAGGGGTCATTATAGATGGTTGCAGAGGTATGCACTCTGTTGAAATCAACGCCTGCAAAGACGTTTTGTTGGAAAACTTTTTAATCAAGAATCAATCGTCTAAAAAAGGCGAAGCATTTAGGGAAGCAATCCAACTCGACTTTGCCAATTACGACGGCTTAAAGGTCAAGGGTGCAAAGCCCGACTCTCCATGCTACGACGGTACGCATTGTAGCAATATCATTCTTCGTACTTGCACGATCAAGTCTTGCCCTAACGGGATCGGAACGCACACAGTTTCAAAAGGTAACGGATACCACAAGAATATTAGCATTGAGTCTTGCGTTTTCTCGGTTCATCATTGGGGCATAAAGCTGTACGGCTTCGATGGTTGCTACATATATCATACTCAAGGGGATTTCCTTGTAGGAACAAAAGATGTCGCTCACTTAAACACGGGCGGTAAGGTAGACTTGTCCACTCCCAAGAGGAATAAAAACATTGTATTCAAACACAGAAAGGACTATACTACTTACAAAACAACCATCGAATAGGCAGGGGGATATATTCAATGAACAGAGAAGAAACGAGCAAGATACTCGCAGGAATGTCCGCGATATTCCCGTCGTTCAAGGTTGAGGATAAGACTTCAATGCTTACGGTGTGGACAAAGATACTTGAGCCGTTCGATTATCCTGCAATTGAGAGCGCTCTGATGGTTTATGCAAGGACAAATGCGAGTGGCTTTGCACCGTCAACAGGTCAGCTAATCGACATTTGTGTAAAGCAGGCTATGACGGATTATCAGACGCCCGAGCAAGCGTGGGTAACGGTTTATAAGGCTTTATGCAATTCGGGGAGCAACGCAACGGAAGAATACAATAATCTTCCTGAGGTTATCCAAGACGTAATCGGTTCACCGAGAGTATTACGCGAGTGGGCTATGGGGCAGGACAACATTCAATTCCTGCAACGGCAGTTCCAAGAGTCGTACTCAAAGGCTCTCGGAAGGGTAAAGACCGAGTTATGCGCTAAAGGATTCTCGGGGCTTGCCATATCGCAGGACAAAATCAAAATGATCGAAAAGGTGTGAATCGAAAACGAACAACGATTTTGAGATTTTAAAATGCTTGTGCGGAAATGAGCCGTCTATAGTTTGTATCAAGACAAGCAAGCGCGAGGATTACATCGTGCGGTGTAGCAAATGTGGCGCTAACTACGGGAGCAAGATAACGGCATATAGCGCTATAACCGCATGGAATAACGCCGTAAGCAGGCGAAATAAAACAAAACAGGAGAATGATAATGAAAATCACGATTTATGACTACCTCAACAAGCCGAAGGAAATTGTTCTTAAATGCGATAGCTTTGACGCATTGAAGTACATCGAAGTTTACAACATATCGGGTGACGAATACATCACCATTCACACGCGTCAGGAAGGAATAACTTCCTTTGACTCGCACGATGGGAGCAAGCACCTTGTCGTTCCTTACGGACACTACAGAATTGATAACCTTGTTGCGTTCAGCGAGTGGGCTTCTGTTAAGCCTAGCAAGGGTACGTGTATGGCTTTCAAGCGAATGAGAATCATGGAAGCAACAGGTGTTGAAGTAACATGGTCTAACTACGGTGATATTTCGGAATTTAGGCGTATGACGCTTGACGCGGCTATCAAGCATTACGGAGCAGTCGAACAGCAGAACAAGGCTATCGAGGAAATGGCAGAACTCACGCAGGCAATCCTCAAAACAAGGTGCGGTAGCGATACTTTCGATCACGTTGTTGAAGAAATAGCCGACGTGAAAATCATGCTTGAGCAGTTGGAAATGATTTACGAGAAAAGCATAGGTAACTTCTCCGAAAGATTGGAGCAGATCAGGCATATAAAAGTAAGACGCTTGTTCTCACGACTTGTCAAAGAAGGGGGCTTAAAAGAATAATCATGTCATCAAGAACGTATCAGAAATATAGGTCTATGGGGCTGTGTGGCTTCTGTGGCGCGGAAATAGCCGAGGGGAAGGCTCTCTGCGATAGATGTCTCGAAAAGGCGCGTAACAAGAAGAAGCAGAACCGTGATTTTGTCCGCACCATAGGTATATGCACCTGCTGTGGAACGCGTAAGGCAAGAGCAGGAAAGATTCTCTGCGAAGAATGTTACGAAAAGGCTAAGGCATATAAGCAGGCAAACCACGATAAGATAATGGAACAGGAACGCGAAAACTACAAGGCACGTAAAGAGAGACGCAAGAAGCAGGGTATCTGTGTTAAGTGCGGTAAGCGTCCGAGTGTTAAAGGCAAGCAATACTGTGCCGTTTGTGCGAGTAAACACAGCGAACGGTCAAGGGAGCGCAGGCTCAAACTCGGTTTAATGGCTTCTGACTTGCCCCGTTCTGAATGGGTTGCCAATGGTTTATGCTATGTCTGCGGAACTAAGTTAACAGACACAACGCATAGGCTGTGTGAAACGTGTAGAGAGCGTTCAGCTAACAATCTTCGCGGTGCTAAACCCAACAGAGATCATTGGAAAAAAGATAACAAACTGCTCAAAAACCATATTGACATCGGCAGGTAGTAGTTATATTATACTTACGTGGACGTTTGAAAATCTCCCTATTGCCCCTTGCGAGTTTCTCCCATGCTTGCAGGGGGCGTACCCGTTTTATGGGAACAAAATTAAAACGCTCTAATTTGCCCGTATTTGCCCTTTTGCCCTTTGGGTGATAACTTTATCCGCTTTGATATGAAACCTGCCTTAACGGTCAAAATAACCGCATTAAAAGAGACGCTAGATAAAATCTTCCTGCTCTTTTTTATTTTATCGAAATCAAAATCACTACTTTGCACTCATGAGAAGTGTTTAGAGCAAATAAAAACCCCCTCTACCGAATAATCAGCAGAGGGGTAAAAGGATAGAGGTAAGACCACACCGAGTAATTGCAGTTACAAGGCGCATGAATCAAATATTGTAAGTAAACCCAAGTACTTCGGCAGTAACACGCCCGACAACACCGTAAGAGTTGACAGTGAGTTCAGCGGACTTCTGAAAATCAGCAACCGCCTGTTCGGTCAGCTTTCCGAAATCTCCGTCACAAGTGAGTTTGAATCCGCGAGAACACAAAGCGAACTGAACGGACTTGACATCTTCGCCTGTCATGTGCGGAGAAGTAAGTTTAAGCCGCCTGCCAAGAGCAAGAGAGTCGAACCAAGAATAGTGCGCGGCATACTTCCAAGTAGATAACTTGGATTGATACATACCAACGTCACGTCCTTTGCACTCGATTACGTTTCCGTCACCGATGTAAATGCCGACATGATTCTTGTTAGAGTCGTCACCCTTGAATACCAAGTCGCCCTTTTTGGCTTTCTTCACAGGAACGTCCTTGCCAAGTCTGTAAAGCGTGTCAGCGTTCACGTCCTTAAAGAATAATCCGTGTTCGTGCAATCCGTAGATAACCGCTCCCGAACAGTCGAGAAATCTAGCCTTGTAGAGATTCACGCCTGCCTTGGCAAGGTCTGCTACATGAGCAAGTACACGGCTTGCGTTCTTGGCGTTCTCTTTCGAGTCTTTAGAAGCACTCTCACTGATTAAGATTGTGTGGATAGTCGTTTCGGCTACAATCTCGCCATTACCGCCCCAAAGATAAGGACACTGATTAGCAAGAAGCGTTTTGAAAGTAGCCACAACCGCGTTAACGTCAGCTTTCATGACTACTCACCCTCTTTCTTGTCGTCTTTCTTCTTGGAGAAGTAGAACGCGTAGATAGCGTTGTAACCGCTGATGAACGCCTGAATCACACACATAACGACTCCCGAAGTAGGTTCAATCTTGCCGATAAGAGCGAAGATAAGAGTTATCAGGAAAGCTATGCACATCACGGCTGTTACAGAGATAGTCACAATCGACTTCAAATCCCAGTCTTTCTTTTTCATAGGAATACCCCCTTTCAAGATAATACGAAAACCGCCAAGCCAGCCCATTCGGACTAGCTATTGACGGAAATCTCAGCCTTTTCTACACAAGGATAGATAGGTAATTACTTTCTCATGTTCTCCACCTCTCGGCTCAAATATCACGTTACTCTGCTTTCATGCGATGATGCTTATCCTCCTCGGTAAGCAGTGTTTTAGGTGTTATCGCCTCACCTTTTTTAATGCCCTATAGGCTCTGTTACTCGCTCTGTGCGTGTACGATTGTTTCTTTGTATTTGCCACCATCTAACGGGTCAAGGTTTTCGTCCACGATTGAGATTGTAGCCCTTGCTACATCTTGGGCGACTCTGTTAGCTTTGCACACATCGTGCCAAGCTAAAATAGCCGATTCGGGCGTTGTGAAGCCCTCGCCTTCAACGAAAAAGTTCCCGTTAACCTGTCTGATAATTGCGTAATTCATGGTTTATCCTCCTATAAAATTATGTTAATGGATAGTATCTTGCGGCGCATGCGGCGTCAGTGTTTACTATGTAAAACTGCATACCCTTACGCACACTAATTGTTACCCAAAAAGATTGATTGGCTGTCGGTGTTTTTGCCGTTGCAATAATATCGTTGTTGCTGTTTTTAGCCTGCGTGTAACTGTTTGCCGCTCCGTCTGCGATAAGTACGATATATCCGTCATTCGGGCAAGTATACATGTTGCTAATTGAGTTGTAGGATAAAATATTTACAACCGCACCAAATGTATTTGCTAACTTTTCGTTTAACGCGCTTAAAACACCCCCAACCGTTATTACTTCAAAGTTGGTGTTAAGCGTAAACGTCGCGCCGTTTGCTATGCTTGTTTTCGCCTTGCAATAGCTACCGTTTAGATAGAAGTATGTGTTCTTGTTTATCGTTGACCCTGTCGAGTTGGTCGAGCCTGTGAGGTAAAGGCTTGTCAAATCCGCATAGTTCACAAGGTTGCCCTTGTTTGCGTATGTATCGGACGGGTCAGCGGTTGAAGCACGGCATTTGGCAAGTTCAAACGCATAGTTCGGTTCAACATCGTTAGCCAATGTTGACACCGTGCCAAGTTCGAGTTTGACCGCGCGAATGGAAACGGGGCTTGATGAGTAACTAACCACTCTAAATGAATTATTGAGATAATTCATCTGTAGCCTAACATCTTCTGTTGTCGGCAAGAAGTTTATAGATGTTGTTCCATCAAATATTGCCGTTCCGCTTTTGATCGTTCCATCGCTGAATAAAATTGACGCTGTTAACGGGCGGTTTAATATGTTACTTACACTTTCAAATTTTTGCTCAATAAATGTATAAGTGTTTGTATTATTTATTGTGATTCCCGAAGATGAAACGTCTACACTACTTGTCGAACCTGCATAATCGTATTTCCATCTATCTGCTGTATATTGACTGCCTCCACTATAAGTTGACAATCCTCTCTGATTCACCGTGAACCACGGGTTGTCGAGAAGATTTTCGTTGCTAATTGCGCCTTTGAGCGCGTCCGAATAATCATTAAGCCCGCCAAGCGCGCCCTCAACCGTGCTTTCGGTGTTGCCGTTGATGGTTAGGGGTGTAGCGAGAGTTTTGGGTTGTGCGTTCGGGTCTTTGACCGTAAACACAGTCGCGTCAGGTAACTTAATCTCTGTTATATCTGCCATGAGTTATCTCCTTTCTTATACCGTTCCGAATTGTAACTGTGTGCCTGATACCGCTATGGTGTAGTTGTTCAAAAACTCTACCCCGAATATCAGTTGTGTGCCGACTACGTTGATTCCGAGATTGGTTAAGAGTGTAGAAGCTACACCCTCTGCCACGCCTGCGTAGTATTCAGCACTGTTCTCGTAGTAAGGGCTACCACTCGTGACAGGTACTCCGTTCTGTTCTCCAACTGCAAAACCCTCTGATTTCAACGCGTCCGTTTCGGACGAAGTGGCGGCTGTTTCCGCGTCCGTCTTGGCGTTCTCACAGGCGGTTTTGTAGTTGACTTCCAACTCGTTCTCACCTATCGAATGAGCCTTGACAACTGCCGTAACCACATGGTTCGTAACCGTAAATGCGATAGTCGCAGAATCCTGAAAATCGTTCTCCTGAATCAGAGCCGACAAATCAACTTCCTTTGTCGTTCCATCTTCGAGGTAGATAATCAGCTTCTGTGTCTGCTCGTCAAAATCGAAATTGATCGCCAACTTTTCAAGGTCGGTATTCAGTGTGAACGAACCACAGCCTTTTTTCGGGAACGTAAATGTACCCGTGTCAGCGTCATAAGTCGGCTGACCGAACAAGCAGTTTGCAACGTCTGACGCATACATAGCGTTATTTCCTATCTCCGTTATGCGCTCGTCATTCGTCTTAATGCCCGTTTCCATGTGGTTTAGGTTATCTGCTTCGAGTGCCGTGTCCTGACTAGGCAGGTTCACCCAATTCGTAGGTGTGTAGGCTTCGGAATAACTCATGTCTTTTCCTGTCCTTTCTGTTCATCGCTACTCTGTTCTCCCGAAGTTACTGCCATAAAGAACGGCTTATTCTCTGCGTACTTCGTTTCCATTTCGTTATGAACGCTTCTCATAACCATTACCTTTGCGTCAAAAGGCAATTCCTTGCAACCATTTACATAGTTTACAAGACCTTCGTAAAACTGTGTTACTGTCATATTATTACCCCCTTAAAATCATAATCCGCAAGCCTGTATGATGTCGTTGAGCGTTACGGTTTGTCCTGAATACTGTGAATAAAACTGTAAGCGGTTAAATGCTTCAAGGTCAAACTTGATGTAGTATTTATTTTGACTATCATAATAGCAAGTTGTTCTATAATGCGAATCAACGTCGCCTATTGTCGCAGGGGAACTTCCGTTTATATACACCGCTCCGTTTAGTCTGACCTGATAGCCGTTAATCTCAACGTAACTGCCTGTGTGACCGCCCGAAGTTCCATGTCCTATATAGATAGGGTTAGCCGAAATGTCGCTATTCGCGCCTATATAAGTCGTGTCAGCGTCAAGCGTAAGCGTATCGCCCTTGATTGTCGTTGATGACGAACTAGCGCTATTGCCTATTGTAACGCTTGGCGTGTTTGCCCCGACATGAACCCAAGTTCTTCCGTCAATTCCAACATACTCGGTGTTGACCGTATTACTACTGTTGACACCGATATAAATGCCGTGATAGTTGGTGTTCATTACGATGTCGTCTGCCGTGTTGAACTGTATTCCGTTTCCTGCTCCTATTGCCAATGCGTACCCTGCGTATGCAGTAATGTTTACATCGTCGGTCTGCCAATTCAAGTCGATTACCGCCGCCGCATAATTGCCTTTTTTGATTGTTATAGAGCCATCATCAATTACCGTGGTCTTATTGCTCCCTGAATCACTTGTCGAGAAAGAACTACCCGTAATATCCGTACCTGTGATGGTTGAGCCTGCCGTAATCGAACCTTTTACTGAAAGCCCGTCACCGTCAATCTTCATCACTTCTTCGTTGTCCTTGTACCAAGTGTGACCTGATGAATTAAGCACCCAAGAAAAGCCCGAAGTTTGATTTCCATGAGTTTCATCTACTTTAGCGCCAATCTCTTGAGCAGTCTGCCAAGCATACGAACCATATTGAGTCTCATCAAGCTGTTCGGTGAGTGTCGCTGATACTTCGTCTATATCTTGCTTCAAGACTAGCGTTCTGCCGTTAAGCGCCTGAAATTGATAGCCGACCGAATTGACGTTTTGACTGTAATCCTTGTCCGACGAACATCTGATTTCGTCAAACATGGCTTGTATGCCTGTCACGCAACGGTAAAGCATATAGCCCTCAACGCCTGTCAAGTCGTCGTTACATCTGATAGCGTCGCCAACCTCTAAGCAAAGGTTCGTACGCATTGAGAATGAGAACGGCTGAAAAACAACGCCTGTGATTTCGCCTAAAAGGTTTGTCGCGGCGGTTGTCATCTGTGTTCCATTCAGACCGTATGTAAGGAAGTTGCCCTGAACGATGTAATCCGTTCCGCTTGTTCCAACAACAACGCCAATATCGGATTGATCGCGTCTAATTTGAAGCCGCGTAATCGAAGGTACTTCGTACGACTCGTATCTCAAAGGCGGCACATAATTGCCTGACGAACCAATGGGCGTACTCTTGGGCTGTCGCGGATAAAGCGTAGGCGAAGGGTACAAATCAACCGCAGGATATAAGCCCTGAATGTTTTGTACCAACTTGACGTAATCGAACAAGTTATTCCTTGTCATGTGTCCGAAGCGTCCGTTTATCTCGCATATTGACCTTAAAATGATTGCGCCTGTCATGGCGGTAGCTTCGCCAATCGAAACAGGCATTGAGTCGTTTACAAGCGTTACCGATTTCTGTGTGATCCCGACATGAGTAAAGAACGCGTCTCGGAATTTCTTAACGGTATTGATACTGTCGCTAAGACCGTTATACCAAGCCGTGTAATCGGTATTCAAAACGTCAAACATAAGGTCATAAGCGGTTATATTTCGCACTGTCTTTGAAGCAGTAGCGATGTCGCTTGCAACCTTATACGTTCCGACTTCAAACAGGGTGCTTGCATCGTCGTTAAAGTAAAGCCATACGTGCAATACCTTACCTTCGAGCGAAGCAACCTTCGAAGAAATAGTGAATTTAAACTCGCTTGATTCACACGCGCCGAAATGCAATACCGATTCCGTGCATAACGATTCAAGCAAAGACAAGTCCTCAAAGTGTATATCGCTATTTGTGAATCGTACGGTATCGCCTGTTATCACAACGCTTGTTCCTGAATTGGTAACAGTTCCGTCAGTGATAACTATATCCTTTTTCTGTGAATCTAGTTTAAACAGATTTTCGTAAGCATACGTTATCATACGTCACGCTCCTATTGCTGTTGTGTGTAAACTCCGTAGCCGATAAAGGCAATTCTTATGGGATCGTAAAGGAAATAAGTCCTTGTCTCATAAACGCCGCCTACCTGCACCCTGCGAATATCCTTCTTGTAAATCGTAAAATGAATATCGGGTATCAGGTAGAAATCCTGCGAGAAATACTGATTATATTCTTCCGACCATACCGACATCTGCACACGCTTCTCTGTCGTATAATTAGGCATATACCTTGCCCGTATCTCCGACATGACCGTTTGGAAAAACTCGCTGTCAATGTATGGCGTGTTAAATTCGACCTTGGGAACAAGCGTATTTATCGCCTGTCTATGAAGTACGTTATTCGCGTCACGATAGCTGTCAAGGTCTGTTGTCGAAACCTCGATATGCAACGTGTCGTGTGATATAAACTTATCGGGAATGACATAATCCCCGTGTCCGCTTCCACCATCAAGGATTTTAAGCGGATAACCTGCGTAGTTATACTGCGGCATATCTACCTCGCTAACCCACTCAAGCAGGAAGGCGAACAACCATCGTCATTCGCCCTTCTGTAAAGTGCTGTGTCGTGTTTACCGTTAGAACGCGTACCCAACTCCTGTCCTCAAGCCGTTTTGGTTCGACTTGCTTCTCAACAGCAGGTACATTTCCTCTGCGCTCATAGGTTGCCAATTATCCATAGGATTCTTGTTGTTCTCAGCAAGCGCCCTCGACATACCTGCGTACGAAGCCGCTTCGATAGCCGCCGACATCTGATCGCTATTCGCAACCGCTGTCCTGCCGCCCATATTGCCGATGTACTCGGGGTTGCCATTCTCGTTTGCAAAGAACAAGTGACCGCCCGTAACGTAGCCGCCACCTGCCTCTATATCAACCCCAACTCCCTTGAGCATACCGAACAGAGCCGCGTCGTTAAGGTTTGCACCCACCGCATACTCGATCTCTACGCTTCGTTTCGTTCCTGTCTCCTTGTCAAACTTGCCAAGTTCGGTAATCGAATCAGCGATAGCAGACTTAATATCGGCGAACGCACCCTTGCACTTCTCGATTGCTTCCCTAAGTTTCGGAGAAGCCTTGCTTACGTCCTGTGACGCAACCTTGTAGTCTTTAAGGGCTTCTGTCGCCTTAACTGTTGCTTTTTTGACGTCCTTCTGTGCTTCGGTTAAGTTGTCATTAGCGTCCGTGAGCGTATCGGTAGCTTCCGTGTCCTTATTGATTGCCTTGGTTTCAGACTTAATAGCCGCCTTTTCTTCGTCAATCAAGCCATTAAGAGCGTCAATCTTGTCGTATGCTTCGTCACGAGCCGCGCTTGCGTCCTCGATTCCTTGCTTGATATTTGATTCCTGCTCCTCAAGGTCAACCAATCCGTCCTTGTTTTCAAGTTCGACAAGCGTTGCGTCCTCTACCTGCTTCGTCCAATACTCCTCGGCGGCAGTAAGACCCTTGATTGTGTTGTTCAACTCAAGAGACTTCTTAACCCACTCGTCCTGACCGTCCTTAGCCATGTAGCCTGCTTCTTCCTGATCTAAGTAAGCCTGCGTCAGTGCTTCTTGAACAATAGCAAGATTGTTCTCTGCTTGTGTTCTCTTGACGGTTGATTTTGTGAGTTCGCTTTGCTTTTGCTTTTTATCTTCTTCGATTTTTCTGAGATTCTTTTCGGCTCTCTGCAATTGCAGTAAGGCTTCAAATTCTTTTTCATACAGTTCGACTAACTTTGCTTCGCCTGCTTTTACTCTTGCCATGCGAATCATTTCGTCGATAAGCAGAATCATTTCGTCCTTAGAGCCTTCTACTTTCTGCTCCAAGTCGTTAAATTCAAGCCTTACGTCTTTAATGTCAAGCGAGTTCAGTTCGCTTATCTTGTCCTTAATAAGCTGAATTTCCTGCGGAGTTTTATTCTCTATCTCGTCAAGAGTAAAGATTTCCTCAATGAGTTTCTTGGCGGCTTCGAGTTTAAGGACGGTATCATCTTCGAGGTCAACAGATATAGAATCAATTTCAAGTTTGATCTCTGCGATTCTGTCGAGGTTTGGTTGTATTTCTTTTTCTACAAACTCGTCAAGTTCCTTTTTGAAGTCGCTATTAAGGTAATTTTCCATCGCCTGTTTTTCAAGCGAAGGACTTAACTCAGCTATAGTCAACATAAGCGAAGAGCCTAATGTGTAGCCGAGAGCCGCGCCGCCTACTCCACCAAGAACAAATCCTAAGCCCGCGCCTGCGATACCGCCTGCGATAGTCATGGCGAGTTCATCTTTTTGAAGATTGGGCGCATATTTTGTTTTGTCGGTGTCAAAGATTACACTTCCAATGCCTACTCCGACAACCAAGCCAACTGCCGAGCCAACAAGCGCACCTTTTACGCCACCTACCGACGCGCCAAAAACAAGACCTGTCAACGCGCCGAGTCCTGCGAACACCTTTTTTCCGATTTCGTCCTTGTTAAGATTATCCCAATTAAAGAAAACGTCCGTGATGTTTATAAGTAGTTCAGAAAACCAATTTGTTTCAACAGGCGCAAGTTCGTATATCGGCTCTGTGGGAAGTTCCTCGGCGATAGCCCCTGCTTTATCCGAAGGGGTATTGAGGATATTCAACTCGTCGATGCCAAGCAATTGTTTTTTATAGTCCTTGAGAGCCGTTGTAGCGTCCTTTTCGTTCTCCTCAATGTCCTTCCACTTGGTTTCAATCGGAAGTGCCTTCATGTATTGCTTTTCGCCTGCCAAAGCCGCAAAAAACTGTGTAAAGGCATTTGATACCGAAATAACCTCGTTCTTGAGCCAATTGAAGAACGGTGCAAGCGATACCATGAGTTGCCCGAACGCCGCGCCAAGCTGATTCTTCATCTGCGCTCCTGACGAAGCGAGAGAATCCATAGCTTTAGCTATGCCTGTGAATCCGTGTTCTGCGTTTGCAGACCACTCGTAAGCGATTTCCAAGCCTTCTCTAAGTTCTTTTGTCACGGCGGCTATTGCCGATCTTATCAGTCGATAACCTGCTATACGCATAATGCGGCTGACAATTCCGTTTATCTTACTCTTGATTCCTGTTGAAAGATTGCCGACCTCGTGCAAAAGTGACCCGAACGTTTTCTTTATCAGGTTGTTTTTGATTGAATCAGTGACAATTTTTACCTGTTCCGCTGTAGGCTTTGCAACGCCTTCTTTCACTCCTTCGGGTATTTCCTTCAATTCATCAAGGGTTTCCTGCTTTGCAACCGCCGCGTCCTGCGAAATCCCGTCCATGACATTTGAGATTTCGGCTTTGACGCCACCCATAGCCGACGAAATTTCCGACGCGGTGGGTATCTGAATGATGGTGTTCCTAGAGTTGCCAGAGACGCCCGACTTTTTAGCGTCCTTAATTGCCTTTGATATGTTTGCGAGTGCGGCAACCTTTCCGTCTAATTTGATCTGCGAAATTGCGTTAAGTTCCGTTCGGAGATTTTTAAGGCTTGTCAGATTTTCGCACTCGCTCTTTAGACTCTTTACGGACGTGGTTAGCCTGCTTATGCTTTTTGAAGCGTCGTTCGCTTTAGCCGAAATACTGATAGATAACTCGCCAATAGTATAAGCCATATAATCAACCTCTCAATGCCTTGTAGTTGCGTTCAAGCGCCCTTAGGCTTGCTTTTGCACGTTCCAAGTTTATCTCGTTCCTGCGCTGTTCTTCCTCTGCTCTCTGTTCGAATGTTTTTTCAGCCCATATATCAAGCGGTTTGTCGAAATATTTCAACGGCTCTTTCTTTGACTTGCTGAACATAGCATTGACTATATTCGTAGCAACCACATCTATAGCCTTCAAAGTGTAGATACCGTTAACGAACATTTCCTCGTTTACCGATTGTTTCTTCATGTGAAAAGCATGGCGGTAAACCTTATACATTCTCGGGTGACAGTTCCAAAATTCCTCTGCTGTCATTCCATAAGTCATGTATAGCGGAAGGTACGCATAGAACACGTCCGTCATTGTGCAACAGTGTGTTTCGTTATCATCTTGACGGCTTACAGTTCCACCGTCATTCTCTCGTTTTTTCTTTCTTCTCCCTCGGGAACGACAAGTTCTTTCATGGGTCTAAGGTAGAAGTCTACCAATCTCTTGATAACTCCCCTCGGAAGCGGCTTTGTGAGTTCGTAGATGTTGAGAATCTTATCCTTCGGCAACATCTTGTGGTGCATACGGAAAGCGTAGTAGAACAGGTCACGTACTCCTGTTACGGGGTAATCGTCAACGTCACCGATCTGAAATTTTCTTTCCTCGGCAAACGCTACCGACTCTGCGTTAAATTCAAGGACGTACTTCTCTCCCGTCTCGTTGTCTGTGATAAGTATAGGTCTAAGTTCATCAACCTCTGCGTTAGCCGTTGTCTCTTTTGCTCTTGTCTCTGCCATAATATGTCTCCTTTCAAAAGTTGGTAAGGTTAGACATACACTTATCTAACCCCCTTAAAATATGATAAAGGCGAGTAATCCTCAAGCGAGGGGGTAACTGCGCGTTTGGAAAGTGTTGCAACACCTGTCCTCACCAATATCGTTAACATAATGATGTAGCCGCCTGTTACGAAGCTGTAACTGTAACAGGGATAGGAATACTCTCGTGAGTTGTTCCGTCTGTTACGACGAGTACACAAGTACCTGCGCCAACAGGTGTGATTGTAACAGTGTTGGAAGATACCGAAGCGGTAGCAACTCCAACGTTGCTTGACGTAACCGTGCAAGTGCCAACTCTGTTTGAAAGAGTAGCGGTTGCATTTGTTCCGACAACTGCGGTCACGCTTGTAGGCGTAACAGCAAGCGTAGCCGACTTCTGTG